ATAAAACAAATGACAATAGAAGAATTAAAACAAAAGTTTGACGAAATATATGGTTTCGATTTAGCAGATAGATCAAGAAAACGAGAAATGGTAGACGCAAGACGAGTTTATTGCAAAATAGCATTTAGTTTAAATTATAATTTCAGACAAAGAGGAGAAAGCATAAATAGAAAACATTGTAACATTATTCATTTAATAAATACAGTTGAACAAGCAACAGACATTCACAAAAAAATACACGATGATTTAGTAAAAGAATATAATTTTTTAACCAAAGTGTTTAACGTTGATATAGTTGAATCTTTTGAAAACAAAGTATTACAACAACGAAACGAAAAAACAGCTTTTTTAATAAATGAAATTAATAACGTATTAATAAAATGGGATAATCAATCATTGAAAAACTTTTTACAAACACGAGTAAATACGTATAACAAATTAATAAATGCAACGAAACCACAAAAAGAAATTGAAAAAATAAAAGGTGCTAAATTAAATCGTAAAGTAAAAAATCCTGTATTGTGTTAAAATAATTTGTAAATGTTTATATATTAATATAATAAATGAATTATGGCATACGATACAAACGAATTAAAACAACAAAGCATCGAAGTAATTGAAAAAAACAATTTAATATTCATTGGAGATATTTTTGCGTACACTGGCTTTAGCAAACGAGCATTTTATGATCACAAATTGCACGAATGCAACGACATAAAAAGAGCATTAGATAAAAATCGAATTAATATGAAGGTCGATATGAGAGCTAAATGGTACGCAAGTGACAATGCCACATTACAAATAGGATTGATGAAGTTAATTGCTGATGATGACGAAGCACACAGATTAAACGGAACGAAACGAGAAATTAAACACGATACAACAGACAAAGAAATAAATATCAAAATACACAGATAGTGAATGTAGATGTTAACGTAGTGTTTGAACATCTTTTAGACAGTCAAACAAAAATAGTAGTTGAGCAAGGTGGTACAAGGTCAGGAAAAACCTATAACATTTTGCTCTTTATTATTTTTCATTATTGTCAAACACATACAAATAAAACAATAACAATATGTCGTAAAACATTTCCAGCTGTACGATCGTCAGTAATGCGAGATTTCATAAACATATTAAAACATCATAACATATACAATGAAACGTATCACAATAAATCAAACAGCGAATACAATTTAAACAACAATTTAATTGAATTCATATCAGTTGATCAACCACAAAAAATACGTGGTCGTAAACGTGAGTTTTTATTTATCAATGAAGCAAACGAACTCGATTACGAAGATTGGCAACAATTAATATTTCGTACAACAGAAAAAATAGTTTTAGATTATAATCCATCAGATGAATACCATTGGATATATGACAAAGTTTTAAATCGTGATGACGTTGAATTTTATCGCACAACGTATTTAGATAATAAATTCCTTGACAACAGCATAATAACTGAAATAGAACGTTTACGTGAAACAGATGAACAATATTGGCAAATATACGGTCTTGGACAAAAAGGCATATCAAAAGCAACGATATTCAATTATTATGAAATACCTCACGTACCACAAGATGCTGAATTAGTTAGTTATGGTGCTGATGCTGGATACACGAACGACCCAAGTACATTAGTCAGCGTTTACAAAAAAGATCATAATTTATACATCAAAGAACATTTGTATCGCACAATGATGACCACACGAGATATTAGCGATGTATTAAAACAAACAATATCAAATCGAAGTCCTGTTTATTTCGATGCAGCTGAACCAAGGTTAATTGATGAATTACGAAGAATGGGACACAACATACAACCAAGTTTAAAAGGTCGTGATAGTATAAACGCAGGTATTGATTTATTAAAACGTTTTAAAATACATATTACAACTGACAGCAATAACGCAATTCAAGAATTTAGAAATTATAAATGGCAAGAAGATAGATCAGGTAAATTAACAAATAAACCTGTTGATAAAAACAACCATATCATTGATGCTGTAAGGTATGCTACATATTCAATTATGAGTAGACCAAATTTTGGCAAATATGCAATACATTAATCTCAAAAATTATTTAAAAAACTTTATATATTAATATGCAATACAAGTTAAACATTCCAACAACATTAAACGAAATCACGTTAGAACAATATCAAGAATTTGAAAAATTAAATTTTGACAATACATCTGATTTACATTTGCGAATGATTGAAATATTTTGCAATGCACCTACATTGGTTGCTCGAAATATGAAAGCAACAGACGTAACAGAAATTTGTAACACAATAAATGTTTTATTTGATACGCAACATAATTTTATTAACAGATTTACACTTGACGGAACAGAATATGCTTTTATTCCAGCACTTGAAGATATGTCATTTGGAGAATACGTTGATTTAGATACGTTCATAGGCGACACAAACAATTTACACAGAGCAATGAATGTGTTATACAGACCAATAGAAGCAAAAGTAGGTAACAGATATATAATAAAAGATTATGATCCATCGACAGCTGAAACAGCAAAATTATTTCCATTGGATGCTGTATTAGGATCAATTGTTTTTTTTTACAATTTAGGAGCGGAGTTATCGAAAGTTATCCTGAACTCTTCGAACAAACAGAACGAGGAGACCTTAGCGCAATATCTAATTTCACAACCAAGTGGGGTTGGTACAATTCAATCTATGGAGTCGCTCAAGGGGATATTACAAAATTTAAATATATCACTAAATTAAACGTACACGAATGTTTGACATATTTAGCATATACAAAAGAAAAAAATGAAATCGAATCAAGGCAAATAAAAAACAAATTTAAATGAGCAACACAGGAATAAGAGGATTTTATTTATTAACTGAAGCAATTGAACAACAATTGTTATCAGATGTAAATGTGAACACCGTTACAACAGGAGATATTTACGACATTGATTTAAAAAAACAAAGCATATTTCCTTTATGTCATATTATAATAAACAATGTTACAGCACAAGAAAACGTATTAACATTCAATGTTAGTGTTTTAGCTATGGATATTGTTGATGAAAGCAAAAAAGAAACAACAGACATATTTCGTGGCAACAACAATGAACAAGATGTATTAAACACACAATTACAAGTAATAAATAAATTAATTCAAGTATTGCGAAAAGGAACGTTATACAATAATCAATATCAATTGGATGGAAATGCTAATTGCGAACCATTTTACGAAAGGTTTGAAAACAAATTAGCTGGTTGGAGTGCTACATTCAATGTGTTTGTTAATAATGATATTACAATATGTTAGTTGATCAAGCTGTTACGGATGCGTTAAACGTTTTTGCTAAATATGTCATTGACGAAAGCAGAAAAAACTTAATCAAAGACGAAAAAGCAAATGGTGCTTTATACGATACATTAGGACATCAAGTCACTAAAACAGCAAAAGGTTTTAAGCTTGTAATGGAAATGGAAGATTATGGGAAATTTGTTGACAAAGGTGTTAAAGGAGCTGATCCCAGCAAAGTTTCACCAAACGCAAAAAAAACAGGACAACAAGCACCAGACAGTCCATATAGATTTGGAACAGGTAGAACAGGCAATTGGGACAATTTCGTTAAACGTATGTCATTATTTGCTAAACAAAAAAACATTAGGTTTCGAGAACATAAAATTGTAAATGGCAAAAAGGTTTCAACTGGTCGTTTCGCAAGAGGTGGATTCGATGCTGTAGGTTATATTATAGCAAGTAACATTTATAATCGTGGTATTAAACCAAGTATGTTTTTCACAGAACCATTTGCTAAAGCATTTAAAACATTGCCACAAGAATTATTAAAAGCATATTCAATAGGTATTGAAAAACAAATACAAGTAAACATTACACAAAAATGAGCAAAGTAAACGCAAGAAGTCCATATTACATAAATTTTTATAATCAAAATTTAATAAGTGTTGATTTAGAATTATATGTATATACAGGAATACAAACAACAAATCGATCAAATAAATTTAGTTTTACTTCATCAGCAGTTGATCAAAATGCTACATTTGAGATAGGCGAAATAGTTCGAGATTATTTACTACATACTTTTGATGGTGATTATACAACTGAAACTGTTTGGATAGATTACAGATATAAAATAGAGCTTACAAATCAAACTGGAGTTTGGTCATCTTTTTTTCAATTAAAAGGCTTTGATGGTTATGGTTTTTTCGAAGATGGTGCTAATCCACAAAACAACACAGGTTTATTACAAACAAACACTACGATAGTAAAATTAGATGATGCACCTGCTGTTATACCTGTTGACACATCAATAACATCACAAGTAACATACGAATTAAACGGACAACAGATATACACAAAATCTATAAGTTCAAGCACAAATAGTAATTCACAAATAGAATACGTTACAAGTGGAATAAATGGTTCTGATGAATTTAATGATAGAGTAATACAAGATGGTGGTATTTTTGAAAACAGTGAATGTTTAACACAATTCGCAAATGAATTTGAATTATTTGATTTCGATACCATATACGTTGATACAACAAACGGCGTTACAAAATTAACAGTCGATAATATAAGTGAATGCAAATATGATCCTTATAAAATAACGTTTGTAAATAAATTTGGTGCGTTACAAGACATTTGGTTTTTTAAACGAACAAATAAAACATTATCAACAAAACAAGAAAATTTTAAACGAAATATAGTTGTTGCTGGTAGTTACGACACAAGCAGACATCAACAAAAAATATTAACAAAAAACGGAACAGAAAAATTAACATTAAACACAGGTTATTATCCACAAAGTTATAATGACGTGTTTAAACAAATGCAACTTAGTGAAAATTGTTGGATAGAAATAAATTCACAAACATTACCAATAACTGTTACTGGAAGTAGTTTTGAATATAAAACACATTTAAACGACAAATTAATAAATTACACAATAGAAATAGAATTTGCTTTTAACACTATAAACAATATAAGATAAATGCAAATAATCGAATTACATATAAAAGGTTATAAAGATGTCATAGGTACAGTATCATCTACTGCTAATGAAAAACTTATAGATTCTACTGCTAATTTTAATGAAACAGTTGATGTTGGTGATTTAGTTACAAATGTATTACCAGGCATACAAGGTACAAGAGCTTTTGTTACTGCCATTGATAGTGATACACAGCTTAGTTTAAGTGCAAATATATTTGGTGGTGTTGGAACTGAGATATATAAAATACAAAGTGATTACACGAAAGTCGATATGTTCAAAGATGAAAGCGTATCAATAACAGAATCGTTGTTAAACGTTAGAGATATATCAAAAGTGTTTACACCTTTTTCACAACAATTTAATTTACCAGCTTCAAAACACAATAACAGATTATTTAGACATTACGAAAATTTAAAACTTCAAAATAGTTTTGATGCTCGTTTTCGACACGATGCAATTATAAAATTAAATGGTATTGATTACAGAAAAGGACAAATAC